GCAACAACCTATGGGATTAAAGAAATAAATTCAAACAATGCTTTAAAACGTTATACAGATGAAGGTAAACGCGATCCAACAAAAAAGCAATATGATGGATTTACTCCAGAACATGCAATTTCTTTAGGTATTCGAGGCGGATTGCTTGCCGGACGAGTAGCTGTTGGAATAGGTACAAAAAAATTAGTTGACGTTGTTAAAACAAGACGAGAAACTGAAGCGCGTATGGATAGTTGGGGATCCAGGTTATTTGATACCAAAACTTCGGATATGCATACAATCTATGATGATGGTTATATGTCTATCCTCGAAAAGATTAAGCCGTAAATATTATGACACTATCAAACACGGCAACTCCAATTTATTATAAAGCGTTTCGAGAATCCGTGTTGCGAGGTCAGATACCAGTTTGTAAAGAAATCGCATTGGAAATGAATCGCATTGATGAGTTAGTGAGAAATCCATCAATTTACTATGATTCAGATGCTGTTGAAGGTTTTGTTGCTTTCTGTGAAGAGGAATTAACTTTAACAGATGGTGCGGACCTTCATTTGTTAGATACTTTTAAGCTATGGGCTGAACAAATATTTGGATGGTATTACTTTATTGAAAGAAGTGTATACGAACCAAATGCTGATGGTAGTGGCGGACGTTATGTAACACGAATGATTAAAAAGAGACTTATAAATAAGCAATATTTAATCATTGCCCGTGGTGCCGCGAAATCGATGTATGCAAGCGCTATTCAAAACTTCTTTTTGAGTGTTGATACTTCAACAACCCATCAGATTACAACCGCCCCAACCATGAAGCAAAGCGAAGAAGTATTGTCACCAATTCGAACTGCTATTACTCGAGCTCGCGGTCCACTGTTTAAGTTTTTGACCGAAGGTTCAATACATAATACTACTGGTAATAAAGCCAATAGAGTAAAATTATCATCTACAAAACGTGGTATTGAAAACTTTCTAACTGGTTCTTTATTAGAAATTCGCCCAATGTCTATAGATAAGTTGCAGGGTCTTCGCCCAAAGATAACAACGATAGATGAATGGTTATCGGGAGACATTAGAGAAGACGTTGTTGGGGCCATTGAACAAGGCGCAAGCAAATTAGATGATTATTTAATTGTTGCTGTGAGTTCCGAAGGGACTGTTAGAAATAGCAGTGGTGATACAATCAAAATGGAACTTTTGGACATTTTAAAAGGCGAGTACATTAATCCACATGTCTCGATTTGGTATTACAGACTTGATGATATCAAAGAAGTTGAAGATCCACGGATGTGGTTAAAAGCCAATCCAAATCTTGGAAGAACTGTAACATATGAGGCATATCAACTAGATGTTGAAAGAGCTGAAAAAGCTCCTGCAACACGGAATGATATTCTCGCAAAGCGCTTTGGTATACCAATGGAAGGTTATACATACTTCTTTACTTATGAAGAAACCTTACCACATCGTCGTCGAAATTTTTGGCAACTTCCCTGTGCCCTTGGCGGAGATCTTTCACAAGGTGATGATTTCTGTGCTTTTACATTTTTGTTTCCTCTTTCTCGAGGAGAATATGGTATAAAAACCAGATGTTATATTTCAAGTTTAACCTTAATGAAGTTACCAGGGGCGATGAGAGCCAAGTATGATGAATTTATTGAAGAGGCATCACTAATGGTTTTAGACGGAGCTGTTTTGGATATGATGGATGTTTATGAAGATCTTGATAAGTTTATTATCGATCAACAGTATGATATAAGAGCATTTGGGTTTGATCCATATAATGCTCGAGAATTTGTTGAACGATGGGAACGAGAAAATGGACCTTTCGGTATTGAAAAGGTAATTCAAGGTGCAAAGACAGAATCAGTTCCTCTTGGTGAACTTAAAAAGCTTAGTGAAGAAAGGATGTTAATATTCGATCAAGAACTATTTTCATTTACTATGGGCAATTGTGTTACAATGGAAGATACTAATGGCAATAGAAAGCTATTAAAGAAAAGGCATGCGGAAAAGATTGATTCTGTTGCCGCCCTTCTAGATGCTTATGTTGCATATAAATTAAACAAAGAAGCATTTGAATAGGAGGTATAATGGACAATACATCCAATCGTATTTTTAAATTACAGAATAGTGTAGTATATTTAAAGAAAGGAGGTAAACATGAGTAATAGTATGAAAGGTAGTACAGATCTTCGTCGAGTTAATTCACTTATTCATTCTGATGATGAGGAATCAGTGTTAGCCCATTTTGGTGTACTTGGTATGAAATGGGGCGTTCGTAAGGCTAGTGATTCTGAAGGCGGTAATTCTAGTGGATCAAAAGGGGCTTCTGGTAAAAAGAGTGTCGAAGAAGATTGGCACGAGGCAACTAAAGGTATGCCCACCGGTAAAAAGTTTGCCATTGGGATGGCACTTGGACCATATTGGGGTGCGAAATTTGTTAATAAACAAAAACAAGATGCTGCAGATCCAGTAAAGGTTATGAAGAAGGAAAAGAAAGCTTTAAGTAATAAAATTGTCAAAGACTTTGATAAAGAAATGGAAGCACAAAAACCCTGGGATAGTATTAATAAGGAATATAAGGCTAAATATGGTAGTAAATTAAAGTGGAATGATGACCAAGCCGAAGAATATTCTAAAGCAATGACAAAAAAGACGGAGGATATTTTAAATAGTGTTGCCACCAAGCATCTTGCGGGAACAAATTATAAAATAACCCAGATTGAAGGCTTTAATGATTTTTTACCAGACTTTCAATTAACGCAGGTAACTGATTTAGAACATTCAGCGCTGCAACATGCAAAAGCAAATGAACGAAGTTGGGTACTTGAAACAGAATTTGATAGTGATAATTTTGTAACCGGATTTAAATTTCCAGCCGAATTCTTTGAAGTCAATGAGGAAGATCTTGCCGCATTAGCTGAGGAAGATGAGGGCGACGACGATGAAGCAGAATAAACAGAGTGATGATCTAAAACATTATGGCGTTAGCGGTATGAAATGGGGTATTCGTAAAGGTGAATCGAGTGGTTCTAATATTAAAAAAGATCGGAAATCTGCATTGAAAAATCGTCGAAGTCTTTCCGATGAGGATCTTGATAAACGAATTAATCGTCTACAGAAAGAAAAGCGATTTAAAGATCTTCAAGAAGACGATATTACTCCAGGTATAAAAGCAACTAAAAATTTTATGAGTAAATATGGCGGAATTGCTCTCGGTTCAATGGCTGGTATAATTGGGGCCAAGTTAGCTAAAGCGGCAATGAAGACGAATCCTGGTGATATTCTTGATGCCATTGCTACAACACTTGTTAAAGTTCCGAAGACAATTATTGGGTGATATGATGATTCTAATATTTGCAATACGAATTAACAAGAAAGTAGGATACATATATGAAAAAGTAATCAGAAAAGGAGGCTAATCTATGGCCCAACCAATTAGTTATAGAATGCGGAAGGCATGGAATGCATTTCGCGGGGTCTCTGATGAAGAGTATACATATCGGGATCTTGGATATTATTCATCTGTTGGTCCATCAACTCCTCGCTTTTCTGGAGGCAACGAAAAGACCATATTAACGGCCATTTATAATCGTATCGCGTTAGATGTTGCTTCGTATGATTTGGCTCATGTTCGAGTTGACGATCAGAATCGTTATTTAGAAACTTTGAATACCGGCTTAAACAATTGTTTAACAATTGAAGCAAATAAAGACCAGACCCATCGATCATTTTTACAAGATGTTATTTTGAGTATGTTTGACGAAGGTTCAGTTGCGATTATTCCAACGGATACAACAATATCTCCAATCTCGACCGGTGGCTTTGATATTTTATCTTTACGAACTGGAAAGGTCATGGCTTGGTATCCAAACCACGTTCGGATTGAAGCATACAATGATAATAAAGGAATCAGGGAAGAAATAACATTACCTAAAGCTATTGTTGGTATTATTGAAAATCCACATTATGCAGTTATGAATGAACCAAATGGTACTCTTCGTCGATTAATTCGTAAATTAATTTTACTAGATGCTGTTGATGAGCAGAGTGGGAGTGGAAAACTTGATTTAATTATTCAATTACCATATGTTATTAAAACCGAAGCAAGGCAAAAGCAAGCCGAAGAACGTCGGTTAGCTATTGAGCGTCAGTTAAGTGGAAGTAAGTACGGAATTGCTTATACTGATGGCACAGAACGAATTACACAATTAAACAGACCTTCCGAAAACAATTTGCTTGAGCAGATAACTTATTTAACTAATCTGCTGTATAGTCAACTTGGGATTTCGGCAGATGTGTTTGATGGAACAGCAAGCGAATCTAAGATGATGAATTATTATAATCGAACTATTGAACCCCTGGTAACAAGTGTTACCGATGAAATGCGTAGAAAGTTCCTGACAAAAACAGCACGAACTCAAGGGCAAAGAATAATGGGATTCAAAGATGTTCTGCGTTTGATTCCAGCAAATGAATTAGCTGATATGGCTGATGGATTTACACGTAATGAAATATTAACATCTAATGAAGTTCGATCTGTTCTTGGACTAAAACCATCCACTGCTCCTCAAGCGGATGAGCTGCGTAACAAGAACATGCCGCAGCAAGATCAACCAAATTATCAGGCAAATCCTCAATTGGAAGCGCCGACAGAAGACATTGCCGAGGAAGATGGTGAAGACCTAGATGAAAATTCAAAATAGAAGGAGTTATAAAAATTATGGCTAAAAAAGGTTCATATGACTTTAGTGGTTACGCAACTAGAGTCGGCTTGAAATGCACCGATGGACGGACTATTCTTCCAGATGCTTTTCAAGATAACGATGGCCAGACCGTTCCATTAGTTTGGCAACATTTGCACAATGAGCCAAGTAATATTCTTGGACATGCAGTGCTTGAAAATCGTAAAGATGGCGTATATGCATATTGTTCATTTAATGAGTCTCCTGCAGCACAAGATGCTAAAGAAGCCATTAAACATGGAGACATCAAAGCGCTATCAATCTATGCCAATTCACTTGTTGAAAAGGCAAAGAATGTCGTGCACGGTGTCATTAGAGAAGTGAGTCTTGTCATTGCTGGCGCAAATGCTGGAGCATATATTGATAATATCGCATTTCAACATGGTGATGGATCAATTGTTGAAGATGAAACAGAAGCAATTATTTCAT